CGTAATATGGGAGAAGGATATGGTGAAGCTGCTGAATATAATCTTAGAGAGAAGGAGTTACTAGACGCACTTGCAGCTGATCTAGGAGCAAGTAGATAATGCCTCCTCGAGATTATTATAGAGCAAAAAAATCAGGAAGTTTTAGACACTCTAGAGGTAGTGGAAGTTCTAAATATTCAGGTAGGCATGGTGGCAGTGGATCAGCTAAAGGTTCAAAATTTAAAAGCAATAAAAAAAATATACAACAGAATATAAAAACTCAACAAGATAAAAATAGAAATACAGGACTATTAAGTTGGTTTGATCAAAATATTCCTGGAAAAGAAGAACAAAAAAGAAATACCGGAATTAGAGATATAAAAGCTGAACAAGAGGCTGGTGAAGCAGATTTTTTAGATGATAATGTAAAAGGAATTCCTTGGTTAACACATAAACAGTTACAAGAGAATAGAGAGAAGATTGCAGCTGGGCATGCCTCAGATAGACAACAAAAACTTCAAGAAGCTCTAGATTTAGCTGATCAATATAGAGATAGCAAAGGAAACATAAATGTTGATATTATTTCTAGCGAAGATCTTAAAACTCTGCGTGATTCAAAATTACTTGCTATGGAATCTTCTGGTGAATTAGGAGGAACTTTTGGAGCAGAAGTAGTTGTTAATAAATTAAAAGAGGAATTAGAACGAACTGGTGATACAACTGCATTAGAAAGATTAGGATATGACCCAGGTGTTATTAATCAAATGGATCCTTATATGAAAGATCCGAATAATCCAGACAAATGGATACCAAATCCTAATTACAATCCTGATTTAGGATTTGATCCAACAGGAACTAAGACATGGGATGATGTAGAAAGTGATAATACTTTAAAACATGCATATTATACTCTTCAAAATTTGAATGCCAATCCTTCTGCCATAAGACAGCACTTACCACAGTTAACTGGATATTATACTCCTAAAGTACTTCACGGTGCAGGTGGCTGGGGTTCAGGATACACTCAATCAGGCTACGGCGGTGGCGGCGGTGGTGGCTACGGATACGGCATGCAAACTGAAGATCCAATGGCACAAGGATATCAGCGTGGAAAAGTTGGACCAGGGTCTTTACAAGAGCAAGTAAATCAGTT